ATTGATGTGTTTGTTCCTTTGTCTCCGACTGAGACCGTACCGCCGACAACGAATGCTCCCTGAGCCGCTACAAGCACTCGTTTTGCGCTCGTCTCTGCTAGTGCCACAGCCACCTGATTGTTGTAGCTTGAGCAGCCTGCCATTATCTTCTGCACATTTTTGGTACCGTACTTGATTGCTAAAAATATGTACCCGAATGTGTTCCTGCACGCTCCTGCGCCGTGATATCCTGTTCCCTTCTTCGGGTAGGCCGAAATCATATTCTGATATGACTGATTGTATGCAGGCTGGCCTTGGATAGAACGGAGATAGGTATCAGGAGCCACAACAGACGCATAGGATGACACGATATAGTATGGCATTACAGTTCCGTCCTGCTTGACCGCATCTACCCAAGGAACGAGATTAAGTTCGGGATGCGGTGTGTCTGAGACGTGCAAAATGTAATACCCGTCCGCAAGATGGTCTTCTACAGCCCAGTAGAATGTCATATTGAGAGAGCCGACATCGACGTTGCCGGTATTTTTATAATCTGTGTCGCCTTCAAGTGAATAAGGACGTGCGTATCCGTCATCGTCTCGTTTGTAATTGCAGTGCCACCACTGGAATACTGGGATGTTCTCGTAATCATCCGTGCCTTCTGTTGAGTCGGTCGACGGTGATGCAGAAAGATTTTCGTTCGCGTCCATCTTTATTCCAGCAGAAGTAGTATTTGTCGAAAAATAGTAGAATTTTGTCGAGTATACTTTTCCCGTCCGGTGGAGCGCGCACCAATTTATAAACGCATTCTCAGCGACGTTAACAGATTGTTTAGCTTGCTCTGAATAGTATTTTGAATTATCATTGTTTTCGCCGTCGCGAGTTCCTGTTCCGCCGATAGCCCAGCTCTGCGAAGAGTCAGCGGTTTTCTTCGCATTCATCTCGCTCGTGCCTGCCGCTGCCGCGGATGCTGATGCAGCTGATGCAGATGCGCCTGCTGCGGCTTCCTGCTTTTCTGCGAGTGCTATTATCGCAGGAATCTCTGTCTCTGAAACTTCCGTATCGCTCGATAGTGCGGCCGGCTCTACATATATGCGAAAATTGGTAGATCCAAGCCGTGTGCCTGAGCTGTCGAGCAAAACAAGTTCATACTCGGTGTAGTTAGGGAGCACTGTCATTTGGACATCGCCAGTAAGCGTCGCAGTTTTTCCTTCAGCATCGAGCGTGCACGCTTTGCTGAATCCTGTATTGTCACTTTTCGTCCCCTCGACACGCGCTGATGTTACTAGCGATACCTGATCAAATGTGCTGAGATCGAATACGATCTCAAAACTCGTGTCGTATTGGCTCATTTTTATAATTGATGGAATAGATCCGCTTTGAAAATCAGGTATTGTCGTTATTGTCTTTAGCATTTTTTCCCTCCTCTTTATTCAGCCCGTCAATAAGTTTCCCGTATGATCCGGCCTGCTCTGCCTTCAGCTGTTCTTCGGTTTCGTAGAGTGCCTGGTACAATATTCCTTTGACCAGTTCTGCTGGTAAAGCGTAGTTTTTCTTTGCATTAGATATTGATTCCAGTACTTCTCTGCGCGCAGATTCAAACAGTATGTTTGTCGGTACTTCTTTTATGTCTATGTTCATGCTTTCTCTCCCTACTATTCAATTGACGTCACGAACCCATTTTCAAAATTTATTTTTCCTTCTGTTGGACTGATGGTCGTGTGCGCAAAAAATCCCTGGCTCCACGAAAGTGCGAGCTGACGTGATACTTTTGTCAGGTCAAGCGTCGTTGATGCAGACGGCCAGTTATAGTTGATACTAGGTGGACTGTATGTCACTCCTGTTACATACGTTATATTCTGAGTCTGTGTCCATTTAGTATCGTAATTTACGCTTGTGACCACGGTGATAAATTGTGTACTAACGTATATGCTGCCCTGGCTAAGCGATATGTTTCCACCGGATAATGTAGTGGACGCGGTCGCATTTGTGACAAGTGAATCGGTGCTAAGCTGACCCGCTATATATCCGGAATCGTAGACAAGATTCTTAGTATAAGGATAGCTCCCTGTGTATCCTCCAACTTTGCCAACGTTTCCGTCAAACCATATGTATCCATCAGATCCGACCTTGATCGACGCGCCGGTCTTTTCATTATCTTTAGTAGCATATATGACTCCGTCTTTTAAGAGGAGTCCGGTCCCGTCCGTGTTCTGCAGCAGGAGTTCGCCGTTTTTAATTGTGGCTCCCTGCATGGTCACATAGCCGTCTGTATCGAGAGTAAAATTGTCACTGGTTATTGAAAGTTTTTTGCTGGATAAAGCTCCGGTTTCAAGATTCCATGTCGTATTGCCAAGTTTGTCGGCTATAATTCCGGAGCGTATCACGCTTGCATCGAGTGTGCCAGTCGTGATTAGTGATGCGTTTATTGCTCCAGACGTTATGTAGTCTGCATTAAAGTGTCCATCAATAGTCCATGCTGTTTCGTATGGACCGCTATAGCCATTCGTTGAAAATCCTATGCCATTCACGTTCATCCGGATCACATTGACTGCCGTGCTCTTATCTTCGGTGTCCATGATGAGGATCTCATTCGGTTGTCCATTGGCATTGGTGTTAAAAACCACATGTCCGCCAAGACCACCCTGAATTAGCTTTGTCGCATAGTTTATTGCATCCTGCATATAGTCTTTGTCTGAGGCTGAGACGTCGACTATATCTGATGCGTTCTTTGCTACAGCATCGCTCAGTGTGCTCTTTGCGTCTCCAATGCTAATGCTGCTGTATTTGTCGAGCAGCACATTGTAAACCGTCTTTACCACCTTAGCTGTAGCCTTCACCCCAAGACGAGCGAATATGACAGATACGGTATCGCATAGCTTTACTCGCTCAATTGCGGAAGTCTTTTTGTATTCATTTGTCTGCCAGAGAGCTACAAATGATACTGTAAGGCTCACTGATGGCGTTCCGATATTATTATCATCGATATAATTCTTAGCCCACGTCGTAAGCTCTTCGTCGGTCGGTCCGGTATAATCTGATACTCCTGTGCCTTTGAAACTGCTCGAGCAATCTACCGGTTCGACCATTTTATAGTTATACTTATCAGCATTGCTGCAGTATACAGGAGCGCTAAGCGTTCTGTACACATTTGATCCTGACTTGCTGCTTTTCCAATATGGATATATGCCAGTTACTGTAGCATCAATACTTTCTTCCTGTTTCAAGTCGGTAATGTTCTTACCGTATCTCAACGTTACTCCGTTGTTGCTTCCGCGAGAAGAATGGAGCATGACATTCCATCCATCCCATTCGAACTCACCACCGAATATGTCGATAATGGACCCGGTCGTCTTGAGCATCTTCGATTTTATTGACCCGGGCGCTTCAGATCTGAACGTGCCTTCAGCGTTATTATCAGTGGCGAAAGTAAAAGGTACTTCTGTAAGAGCGTTGTTCTTAATTGCGGAGAGCGCGTCTCCGGCAGACAAATAATCTACCGCCATTACGCCTGTTATTATTTTGGATAAACGGTATGATATATGTCTGGCATATATGGTCACATTTCCATTTATTGGCTTACTGATCTTATAAATATCAAAAGGCTGCCTGCCGCCTCCATCATGAGAGACCGCAGATATTATTCGAGAATTTAGTATGTCGGAATAATGGATGCCGGTAATCGGGTATACCATCGACAGCTCAAAGGAACCATTTCGTTCCTCAGTCACAATGCATGACAAAGCATCTGTGAGCCTTCCAATACCATTCGTGGTAAATTCAGTTTCCGTACTTTCATAAAGGATAGGAATCATAAAGTCCACCATCTTGGTGTCAACTGTAACTTACTGATACCGGTTCCGAGCACAATGCCGTTTTTCCCAGAGGCCAATGTAGGAAAGCTGTCACTCGCCAACGCAATAAGGCTGTTGCAGTTCTCGCTGTTCCTGTAGGCGTCCTGGGCGTCGCAATCAATATCTATATAATTGTTCTCATTGCCAGAAACAACAAGCGTATGCACGCCAATCTCAATTTGTCCATTGCCGTATACTCGCATCATAGGCTTGGACGGCTCCTGCGTTGGGTTGTAGATTGTCCTGTCTGCTGTTATTGTAATTTCCGATTCGCCGCTTTTAAGGAATAATTGCGGTTTGCAGTCGAACTTAATAGTAAAACTCCCGGCGCTGTACATTCGAAGAAGCTTTACAGTGTTGTTTAATTCGCAGAACGCAAGACGAAAGAAATCCGGCCTCACACTATCCTCGAGCCGAGCGTAGTCTTCAGCAGATCCTATCCACGAGATAAGACCGGATAGATTCTGCTGGAAGTTCTTTCGTATGTGCACGTCATAAGATATAGTCACATTCTCGTATCTGTTATTTGAAATGCACACATCTCCGTTTCTTCCTGGTACGGTCTGCACCGTGAAGGATTTTTTTGGAGACGAGAATACATTTGCAGTTTCAATGACTACTCCATACTCCTTACTGCTTTTTCCATTGAATACAAATTCATCCATCAAGCTGTCACCGCCTTACGTCTCAGGACTTCATCGTTGAGCTCTTCTTCAATTCTTTCCACGAGTTCGTCTATATTTTCGCCTGCCTGCTGATATATCTGTATCGTGACATCTCCCAGTGAAATACTATTATCAGCTTTTGTCACCGCATTGGTGATCATAGTCTTAAGGCTTTCTGTTCCTACGACGGCTTCAGATCCAGCCTCGCCTCCGGCAAGAAGTTTGCCGCCGGACATCCCGAATATTGTGGGAGAATTGAGGACCATACCATTATCCATTGCTTTACGGTACCAGCTGACAGACATTGATGGTACCGATGGCGGATTGAGCGAAAAGCTCCCCGATATGGAGAAATGCGGCATCTTGATCTTAGGTATCTCGATTTTCATTCCCGCAAACGTCGCAGTAACATTCTTGGTAGTGGTCTTTGACTGCGTTTCCAGATTCCCCAGCTGTGCTTTGCTCTCTCCCACTGACTTCGCCAGATTTGTACTCATGCCACTCATGCTGGTCGACATGGACGCAGCTGAAGATGATGTCGTTCCTGCCGTCTGCTCAATAGTGTCTGCAAGGTTGTTAAATGAAGTCCGCTCATTTTCTGTAGCATTTACCGCTGCGTCTCGCAGAGCAGTCACGGCTTCCTGTGCTGTTGCGGAACCATTGCGATATGCATCTACAACAGCCAGCGCATCGGTAGATGCCTGTGCTGCCTGCTCCTGCGTTTTATGTGTCACATCGTAGATTGTAGCGCCCAGCTCCTTAAGCTTTTCATCGAGCCCGGTAACCTGCAATATGGCAGTAGTGAATTCAAATGATGCCGCGAATGTGCCTACTGCAAGCCCAGCGGCTCCAAGTTTACTTGATAACGAGTCAAGACTCGTAATATCTGTCTTAAGAAATGAGCTAAGACCGCCGCCGGTTTTTACGTTGTTGATAGACGTTCCCAAATCATCAACAGAAGTCTTTGCTGTTCCAAGGCTCCCTAGCTTTCCGACTAGATCCCCGACTCCACTCGTCACTTTCCCTATCGTTGTTACCATTGTTCCAAACACAGAAATAACAGGGCCGACCGCTGCTCCAACGAGCGCTGCCTTAACGATGAACTCTTGTTGCCCATCGTCAAGTCCGTCCCACCCGTCCTTTGCGTCTTTAAGTATTCCGCTTAAGTCTGTCATTATGTCTGCAAGCATGGGACCAACTGTTTGGAATAGCTCATACCCTACTTCTTTCAGCTGGTTCATCGTTGTAGTCATCTTATCAGCTGGATCCTGCGTTTCCTCGAAAGTCTTAGAGACGGAATCTCCGCTTTCTGTTGCAGCTTGTGAAAGATCATTGAATGACAGTGTGCCCGTAGAGCATGCATTGTATATTGCGCCGCCGGCTTTTTGGCCAAAAAGATCATAAGCGGCCTGAAGCTTTTCTGTGTCAGACTTGTTGCTTGCCATTGTCGTTGAAAATCCTGACAGTGCACTATCGAGCGATACACCTTCATCTGTGGCAGCCTTCATTGCTTTTTTAAGGCCTGTCATAGCTGTTGACGTGTCAAGCCCTGACATTTCAACACTTCCAAGGAACTGCGCAGATTCGTCAGCGCTCATTCCCATCTCTTTGAGTTGCGCTGCATTCTGTGAAAGATCCTGAGATAGCGAGTCAACTGATATTCCTGTTTTTTGACTTACGCTGTTAAGCGTGTCCAGTATTGATCCAGCATCTTCTGCCTTTAGGCCAAATGATGCCAGTATTTTTTGAACATTATCGACTGATGTAGTTACATCCGTATCGTTGATCTGTGCGAACTTAAGAAACTGGCTCGAAGTATCCTCAAGCGCTTGACCGGTAAGGCCGAGCTTCGTGTTCACTTCGCCAATAGCTGATCCGGCGTCGTTAAAGCTTACGGGAATTTCAGTAGTGATGTTTTGTACACTGTCCTGCATTGCGGAAAGAGCATCTCCAGTAGCTCCTGTCTTTGTGGTAACTGTATCGAGACCTTCGTCTACTTCTTTCCATGCCGCATAAGAGGCGACGCCGATCCCAGCTACTCCAGCCGTCACGGTCTTAGTGAGCGTTCCGCCAATCGTTGACATTTTATCGCCAACGCTCTGGAGCTTAGATCCCCACTCTTTTAATTCGGCAGAATGTGTCTTTATTGAGGCTGTAACATCGTCAAGCTTAGACTTGTAGTTGTTGAGCGATGCCTGTGCCGTGTCTA